CCTACTAACGAAATAATAGGTTTGTTGCAGGATTGGACAACCAATAGACAATCAGCAAGAACTCTTGATGATATATTTAATAAATTACCTTTTACAGAAGACGGATTTACTTATTTTAGAATGGAGGACTTTTATGCATTTCTTAAAAAGAATAACTGGGATATGGATAAAGTTAAGACAGGTAATCTAATTAAAAGATTAGAAGATATTTTTGTAGAGGAAACTAGATTAAGAATAAAATCTCAACAGCCAAGAGTTGTTAAAATTAAAACTATGAAAAAAATTGAAGCATCTACTTCTAAAGAACCCTATCAACAAGATTCTTTCTAGTGATAGCAAAAATGGATTTAATTTCTCTTGTGGTATTTACCGCATTTTGGATATGGATGGTTTTATGAAATATGACAAAGATGTAGGTATAAACTGGCATTTAAGATTCAGATTAATAATACAAGAACTAAAGGAAGAATTAGAATTAACACAAATACAATTAGAAATAACAGAAAGGAAGCTAAAAAAATATGAAGACAATAATACTAGGACCACCAGGAACCGGAAAAACGACAACATTATTAAACTTAGTGGACGAATTCCTGAAGGATGGGATCAGACCTAGACAAATTGGGTACTTTTCGTTTACTAAAAAAGCCGCAACAGAAGCGGCTAACAGGGCTGCAGACAAATTTGGATTAGATATAGATAATGATCTGCCATTTTTTAGAACCCTACATTCTTTTGCTTTTAATCAATTAGGTATGACTAAACAAAAAATGATGAAGACAGAAGACTATAAAGAATTTGGGCAGAAATGTGGCATACCTATTAAGACTGCAAAGTTTTCAAATGATGATGGTACTTTTAATTCAGACAATGAGTATCTTACAATTATAAATACAGCAGCTGTAAAACGTATGGACTTATTGGAATATTATGATTCTAGAAAAAATATATTAGATATAGAACGAAACACATTATTTTTATTAGCAGAAGAACTAAAAAGATTTAAGGAAGAAAAAGGTTTAAAAGATTTTAATGATTTAATAGAAGACTTTTTATTAAAAGAAACTTTAAATAAATTTGAAGTATTGTTCATTGACGAAGCGCAAGACTTATCTTTGTTACAATGGGACATGGTAAGAAAAATATGGAGTCGTGCAGAAAAAACTTATATTGCTGGTGATGATGACCAAGCTATATTTAAATGGGCTGGTGCAGACGTAGATCATTTTATAGCACTTAAAGAAGAAGTTGATGACATTAAAATTTTAGATCAATCATATAGAATACCTGGTGGTCCTATACATGAACTATCGCAAAAGATAATTAATAAAGTACAAAATAGATTTGCTAAAGAATATAAACCTAGAGAAGAAATAGGATTGTTAAAAAGATATTCTGATATAACACAAGTAGATATGAGTCAAGGTAACTGGCTAGTGTTATCTTCTGCAAATTATTTTTTAGAAGATGCAAAAGATTTATGTGAAATCCAAGGATGGTATTACCAATATAAAGGAATGAATTCTGTATCATTAAAATTATTATTAGCTCTTAATAATTGGGAACACTGGCGTAAAGGTGAACTACTTAATTATTTAGAAATTAAAAACATTTATGAATATCTAGGATCACACGTATCTCCTGGTTTTCAAAAAGGTAAAACTTTACATTCAGATCAAAAATATTTAATAAAAGATTGTAAAGAAAAACATGGTTTACTTACGGACAATGTTTGGTATGAAGCTTTCGATGGACTAGACCCCATGACGGAAACATACATTCGTAATATGAGGGCGAATGGTGAGCAAATAAATAAAAATCCTCGTATTAAAATGTCAACTATACACGCAGCAAAAGGAGGAGAAGCCGACAACGTTTTACTATTACAAGATCTTACAGGCGCAGCGCTAGAAACTTTTAGTCATGACCCGGATGAATTACATAGATTGTTTTATACCGGAGCGACGAGAGCGAAGCGTGAATTGCATGTACTAGATCCTAAAAACTTTGATCGAGCTTATATACTATGAAAAAACTATACAAAGAACTAAAGAAAAAAGGAGTTGTTAACGACAAGGTTAAAGTTAGCGAATTAGAGTCAATGTTTAAACAAGTAGGCGGCACACATTATATGTATATGGCCATTCAACCTGCAGAATTTATTAATGCAAATAAGTTGCTTTTTGCAGAAGGCAACGCTATAAAGTATATATGTAGGCACTCAACTAAGGGTGGCATACAAGATATAGATAAAGCAATACACTATCTTGAGATGGTGAAGGAGAGAGACTACAAATGAGAAGACCACAGATCCCGTTATTTGCACCCGAAACAGAGTGGGTAGCACCACATGAACTAAAAGACTTGTCAGGCGCTAAAGAAGTTGCGATTGACTTAGAAACATATGATCCACATTTAATAACCCAAGGATCAGGCAGTGTTGTTGGAAAAGGGCACATTGCTGGAGTTGCGGTGGCCGTAGAGGGCTGGTCTGGTTATTATCCGATTGGGCATGAAGGCGGTGGTAATATGGATAGAAAACTTGTTTTAGAGTGGGTCCAGGATCTAGTTAATCAAGAAAAAACTACATTTATATTTCACAATGCTATGTATGATGTGTGTTGGCTTCGATCTGCTGGTATAAAAATTAGAGGTAGGATTGTTGACACTATGATTGCAGCGTCTTTAATAGATGAGAATAGATTATCTTATGCATTAAATACGTTAGCTAAATTTTATGTTGGTATTGGTAAAGATGAAAAAATATTACAAGAAGCAGCTAAAAGTTATGATGTAAATCCTAAATCAGAAATGTATAAACTGCCTGCAATGTATGTTGGTGAGTATGCTGAACGTGATGCTGAGGCTACATTAAAATTATGGCAAAGATTAATTGTTGAATTACATACTCAAGAACTTATGGATGTATTTAACCTGGAGACAAAACTATTTCCTTGTTTAGTTGACATGAGATTTAAAGGTGTAAGAGTTGACCTTGAACATGCAGCTAAATTAAAACAAAATTTAATAAATCAAGAGAATAAAATACATAGTAAAATCAAAGAGTTAACAGGACTTACAGTAGAAATACATGCAGCAAGAAGTATCGCAAAAGCTTTTGACAAATTAAACCTTCCATATGACAAAACAGAAAAAAGTGGTGAGCCTAGTTTTACAAAAAACTTTTTACAAAATCATCCTGACGAGTTTCCAAAACTTATTGCAGATGCAAGAGAGATAAACAAAGCACACACAACTTTTATAGATTCTATAACAAAGCATGCACACAATGGTAGAATTCATGCAGACATAAATCAAATACGATCAGATGCAGGTGGAACCGTGACAGGTAGATTCTCTATGAGCAATCCAAACTTACAGCAGATTCCAGCGAGGCACCCGGAGCTCGGACCGATGATTAGATCTATATTTATTCCAGAAGATAAATGTGATTGGGGTTGTTTTGATTACTCCCAACAAGAACCTAGAATATTAGTACACTATGCTAAAGTAGAAAAAAAAGATAACGTTGATGAAATTATTGCTGCTTATCATGATGAAAAAAATCCAGCTGACTTTCACCAAGTTGTTGCAGACATGGCAGGAATTGAACGTAAGCAAGCTAAAACAATTAACCTTGGACTTATGTATGGAATGGGTAAAAATAAATTAATGGCAGAACTAGGTTTGATGAAAGAATCCGCAGAAAAATTAATTAGACAATACCATGCTAAAGCTCCATTTGTTAAACAACTTATGGACACTGCAACACAAAGAGCAGAAAAAAATGGTATCATTAGAACTATAGGCGGTAGAAAATGTCATTTTGATTTATGGCAGCCTACACAGTTTGGTGTTTTTAAACCATTACCCTTAGAAGCTGCTAGAAAAGAATATGGTGAACCATTAAAACGTGCTTTTACTTACAAAGCATTAAACAAATTAATACAAGGATCAGCGGCAGATATGACAAAGAAAAGTATGGTAGCATTGTATGAAAATGGTATAATACCACACATACAAATTCATGACGAGGTAGATATCTCTGTTGAATCTGATGCTAAGGCCGAACAAATAATTGAAATAATGGAGTCAGCTGTAAAATTAAATGTACCTAATAAAGTTGACTACGATTCAGGTGCTAACTGGGGTGAAATTAAGTAATGGCTTTTCTTAATGCAAACATTCCTCCAACTTATGCACAAATACGAAGGGAATATTTATATGACTGTAAAAAACATCATGGCGAAGTTGAAGACTGCATTGTCTTCGGCATCACAAGTATGGGCGGACGTGCAATACTCTGGCATGCTCTTATGGAAAACGGCGCAATATTTTATCGCCTCCCTATTAGTGCATTTATCCAACGCGGTTTCAAAGTCGAAGACGTACCACGAAGACGATTGGATGAATTGGAGCTTTGGAATTCTTTTAGCTATCATCCTACTGTTACTAGTTGGGCTATTCTAAGCGCAGCTTCAGGAAAATATATTGGTAAAGATAAACAATGGCACCATGGTGCATATCTTTTTACAGTTGACTGGGCACACCCAGATGCTAA